GTCTTCTTCAACTTGTTGCTTATGGTGCTCAGGATGTTTATTTAACTGGTAATCCTCAAATTACTTTTTTCAAAGTTGCTTATCGCCGTCATACTAATTTTGCCATAGAAGCAATTGAACAAACTTTCAATGGTTCTGCATCTTTTGGTTCTCGAGTGACTTGCCAAGTTACTCGAAATGGTGATTTAATTAATCGTATTTATTTCACTGGTACTATCACTAATAATAATACTGCAGCTGCAGCGGCCGGGGCTGTTGCGATGGTTCCATTCTTTGGACTAAAATTATTAAAAACAATTGAATTAGAAATCGGCGGTCAGCGTATTGATAAGCATTATTCAGAATGGTTATACATCTGGAATGAATTATCACTTCCAATCGGAAAACGCGACGGTTATAAACTAATGGTTGGTGGAGATAAATACAATCGTTCTATTTATTTAGGCACAGGTGATAGCTATTCTTTATATGTCCCACTAGAATTTTGGTTTTGCCGAAATGTTGGTTTAGCACTTCCACTAATTGCTCTTCAATATCACGAAGTTAAAGTTAATATTGAATTAGAAACTGTAACTGCTATGATTGATACTAATAAGAATATGTCAGGATCACGACCAGCTGCTTCAGCAACTGATGATAATACCAAATTTGGTGGAGCTGCTTCAAATGTATCTTTATCTGCTGCTTCTCTATGGGTTGATTACATCTTCTTAGACACTGACGAACGCCGCCGTTTTGCTCAACTATCTCACGAATATCTAATTGAACAATTACAATTTACTGGAGCTGATACAGTTTCAGGAAACAGTTCAAACTCAATGAAGAGCATCCGAATGAATTTTAATCATCCTTGCAAGGAATTAGTATGGGTAATAAAACCAGATGTTTCTTCAGTTACTGCTGATGTTGTTGCCGCTCCATATTGGAATAATTTTACTGATCGCAATAAGGATAACCAATATGTTTTAAGCAAAAATCCAGTAACTAAGGCTAAAATACAATTAAATGGCAATGACCGTTTCGCTGAACGCAACGGAACTTATTTCACTCTTGTTCAACCTTATCAACATCACGAAAATACCCCCAATGTTTTTAATAACGGTATAAATGTTTATTCATTTGCCATCAAACCAGAAGAGCATCAACCATCAGGCACTCTCAATATGTCTCGTATAGACACTGCTGTTTTATCACTTGCTTCTTCAGTCAATGGCACTATTTATATCTATACTGTTAATTATAATGTTCTTCGCATATTATCAGGAATGGGTGGTTTAGCTTATTCAAATTAAAAACATCCTGGTTTATTTTTATTAGGTTTATTTTCATATAAAAACTTATTTTGAGTTGATTCGATTGTCAATTTCAAGAATTCTAATTCTCTCTTATTAGTTAATCGTTTTAATTCTATATCGTGTTGCACTTTAATTCTATTGAATTTAATAATATCTTTAATTCGTACATTTTCGAAGATATTGATATCTTTAATTTCTTTATTTATATTTTCAACATTTTCAACCAATTTATCAAATAGTTCAGGTGTTAAATTATTCGACATAGTAAAATAATCAATCATATCCTTTTGTTTGTTATACATCAATTTATAATTAAATAATATATCGTGTATGTTTTTAAGTTTTTCCATATTTTCCCTATAATTTCTAAATTTGACAATTGAACTTAATATTGTCAATAATGTTCCCATAAATAATGATATCATATTTACAATCAAAGAAATCGTTTCTTTTGATATTATTAATCCCATCTGTGAATTTTGATTATCATTTTGATAATTTATTAATGTCAATCTTATAGCCTCAATAAATGTTGTCAACGTTGATATTATTAATATTAATAATGAAATTCTATTATATCTGAAATAAATTAAATCATATTTAGCCGATATTATATATAATGATGTTGATATTTTTTTCTTATTTTCTTTGATCGATTTATATAATCGTTCTTTTTTATCGTTAATATCATTTGCTGTTTCGCTTGTTTGGCTTTCTGTAGTTTTTTTATCTGTAAATTCATATAAAGTTAATAATTTATTGTCGTCTCTTGAAGTAGGTGTTGAAGCTGATATATTAACTAATTCTGCTTTAAGTTTATTAGAGTGATTATCATCAATTAATACGATTACATCGTCTTCTTTGCTATCTCTTCTTCTATCAACCATTAATATTTAATATTATTATAATAATAATAATCAAAATAATTATAATTATCATAAGATCTTTAACAGTAAATGGGCGCTTAATTTGGTAATTTGTATTATAAATAACATTTACCAAATGTATAGCATTAGTTACAGCACTTTCTAAGGTCGTATAATGAATTTTAGCGTTTCCTGTGTGTGTTCCTATGATATAAATATTATCACTTATTTTATTATTTCTGATATAATCATAATTAACTGTTCTAATAAAAGCTGTTTCGTTTGATTGCCATTTTCCATTGGCATAATAGTTATTCATAAATGCTAATGTCGGAACAGGTAAATTATGATATATTTCTTTTAGTTGTCTGTAAATTTCATAAATAACTTCATTCTTATCTGAACATTCATTCGCAGTTTTATTTATATATTTGCTTTTTTTATCTAAATAAGAAATACAACAACTAATAACTGTTTTTGAATTTCTTTCTTTGAATTTCATATAATCAGTCAAAACGATTTTAATTATACCCCAATCAGTATTATTAAAAAAAGTATAATTTTTAGGTAAATCGTTTAATTCATAATTCCAATGAAATGTAACAGATATATATTCATTATATTCGGTTTTTTCTGAATATTCGGCTAAATCATTAATAGTTCTTAAGTTTTCTGGTGAATTTTTAAGAATTTTATATAAATTTACAGGTGGAATAGCTATTATTACTTTTTTAGCATAATAAGTATCATTATTTGATGTTGTTAATTTGATTATTTCTTTTTCTTTCTCTATTTTATTTACTTCTCTATTGAATTTAAAATCTACATTAGTTAAATTATTCTTCCATATATTAAATAATCCTTCATCGTTCGGAAGTTTTGGTTGATACGCATTATATAATAATGTCTCATTCAATATACTTAAATAACTATTTAAGGAAATCTTATGAATATCGCCACCATCGGCTATTCTAGCATTGCGATCAATATAATTGACGGCACTTTCTCTGAAATTATTAATTTTCATAAATTCATATAAAGACATATTTTTTGCATAATTAGGATCTAACATTAATTTAAAAAAACTAATTATTAAAGCTTTAGTTTCGTTGAAATTAAAAATATTAGGTTTAATAACATCTTCGTATAATGATTGAATCATACCCATTTTATATTTAACGAATACATCATTGAATTTTAATCCTATTTTATTTAAAATCATCTTAAAATTCAAATAATTGCTAAAATACATTCTAGGACCGTGTTCGCAGAAATAATATTCATTTTCGTATTTTTGTCTATTGACTTTATGACAACCACCAATAAATTTATCTTTTTCTATTATCATTATTTTTTCTTTCTTATCTGCCAAAGTCGCAAAAGCTAAACCTGCAGGACCTGAACCGATAATGATACAATCGTATATATACATTATATAATAATTATATTTTTTTAATGGAATAAAAATAAATAAAATTAATAATTATGACAATTTATAATTTGATTTCCTGAACTGTGAAATTCTTTTAATACTTGACAATCAACTGCGGCTTCTTTCATCGCTTGATATAAAGTTAATATGTTTTGCATTTTGCTTATAGCATTATTATAAATAAATTGATCTATGTTTTCTATTCCTGTCATATCTATTTTCTTTTTCTTTGAAGTTCCTTTTTCTGCTTTCTCTAACTTCTTAATTGCTGCTTTTACTTTTTTAATTTCTTGTTTATTTTTATCAACATCTGCTTTTATTCCTTCTAATAGATTTGTATAATCTTCTAATTGATATTCTAATTCTGCAATAGATTGTTTTGCCTTTTTGGCTTTTGTTATTGACTTCTTAATTTCCTTAATTGCATCCTTATTTTCTTTTACTATTTCTTTTATTTCTTCTTCTTGTCTTTCTAATAATCCTAATTGTTCTACTAATTGTGATAAATCTAATATTCCAGCCGCATCCATTTTAACTTCTTTTGTTGGAAAAGTACTTATATATCTATGAATTGTAACATCCCAATCTTTCTTGTCTAAATCACTATGAGAACATAAACGAGCTGCTCTACCTATTGTTTGTTTATCACTAGCCCAGGTTATCAAAGGTTCAAATATATGAATATGTCGAACCGCTTTAAGATCTATTCCCTCGTTATATGATTGTGATGCCAAAAATAAATGCACATATTCACCATTTTTATTAAAAGGAGCATTATATAAAGCTCTTAGTTTATCAAGATCTGCACCTTTATCAGTGCCTAATTGTGTGCTTATAGCTAAAATATAACGAGGTCGTTTATCTTCTTCTTTAGGATTTTGCATAATTCTCATTGCTTCTGATGGTGTCAATTTAGTATATCCGCGTTCATTTAATTGCTTAGCTATTGCTAAAACGCCGTGCCCACCATAACCTTTATTTTCATAAAAGGCTGAATAAATATATTGTTTTTGATCTTTGTATTGTAAAACATTTAATAATAATTCTTCTAATTTGGCACTAAATTCTCTAAGTGTTAGTCCTTTCTCAAAATTATAAAGAGTATTTGAATAACGACGAGCAGCAGCCCAATATTTATTTAAAGTATTGGCTTTAGCTAGAGCTTTAAAATCTTTAGCACTATCTTTGACTTCATTATATTTGATTATATATTCTTCAAATTGTTTTTGAGACATATCGACATAAATAGGATCCTTATTTATAACAACTGGGAATTTGCTAGTATCATTTGACATATCAAAAAATGATATTAAACCTCTGATTTTTAATTTAAATTGGTCAATGTCATCTAAATCACTTTCTTTAAATTCTGGTGTTCCATTATCTCTGACAATATTCAATAATTTTAAAATTTCAACTGGGTTATCTCCTAATGTAGCAGTTAAAATGAAAATTTTCATTTTCGGAAATCTAGAACCAGACAATAATAAATTTTCTACTTTTTGATGTTGTTTTCGCTGATTCGATAAAGGTCTAAATAAATTGTGAACTTCATCAATGATTAAAATACATTTATTTAAATCAAGATTTTTATTTTCTATTCTATTTGATAATTGAGCAAATGATAAGTGGTTAAATCCTATACTTTTAAATTCTTTTTCAATTTTATTCAATTCCTTTCCTGCAAATCTTGGAAATAAATCTGCAGCACATTTATAAAAATTACTAGGTGGATTACTTACCAATGCTTCTCTACTACTACAATAAATAATTTGTTGTTTAGTTCCCCAAAAACCTTCAATAATAGAAGTTGCAGTACAAGTTTTACCACTTCCAGTAGAATGCCAAATTAACATTCCTCGTTTAGTCAATTTATTTGAATGTATAGTTTTACAGATATTATTTATAATAGATTGTGGTGTTGTTGGTAATTTTGGATTCGTTGGCATTTCAATCGGAGATGAATATTGAGACACACTAAAATATTCTGAAGAAGATGAATATAAAGGTCCATATGATTTGATAGAAGAAGAAACAGATGATGATAAAGATTTATATGAATCGTCATAATAAACTGAAAAAAATTTTTTATATAATTTATCTAAATTATATTCGTAATTATCAGGATTTTTATCAATCAAATTATATAATCTCTTAAATTCGTTAATATCTTTTTTTTTGTCAATATATTTATTTAATTCTATTAAATCTTCTCTGATATTGGGATCAAGTTGTTGCAATTTAGTTTTAATAAAACTATAATATTGATATATATCATTATATGTAAAATAATTAGGAAAATATTTTTTATAAACATTGAAATATTCTGTAACATCTGCTATTTTCTTGTTTTGTAATAGTAAATTATATTCATAAAGAAATTCAGAAAATCTATCTAAATAATTAGTCTTGTTGTGAGTAAGTTCTATGTGTTGTAAGAAAAAATTAACATTCTTATCGTCTCTAGGATCTGTTAAGGATAATAAATATCTAACATATCTAATATAAATTTTATTGTAACCTCCTATTTCTTTATGTATATTACTTGTAAAATATTCGCTAAATAAATCAACATAATATTCAGTCAATTGGTTTCTTAAAACAATTATGTTATTATACAAATCAGGGTTTGCTGTTCTTTCATATTCTTGTGTTAAAGATACTAAGTTCGGATATATTGATTCATAATTTGATCTAAATTGTATAAATTTTTCTTGTGATTTAACTGTCATATAACTCATTATTATGGGAACATCTCTCTCAACAATTGGACTTAAGGACCTTATAAAAGATAATACAAATAATTCTTGGATATATTCATAATTGGCTTCAATTGCTATTTTTGAATTTGTAGCTTTATTCAAAAAATATCGTGTAAAATATTTTTCATAAATTGGAGCTACAAATGGTATTTCAGAATGCCAATAACTATTTCTAAAATCTTCTATATATTCATCTAATTCTGCTTTAAAATTTTCAATACTGGTTAATGAACCATCATTAATGTATAATTTAAATATTTCTATATCTGTTTTTATAGTCAAATCAAGACTGATAAGAATAAAATAAATATATCTCAAATAATTATAATAATTATAAGTCAAATAATTTTTCATTGATATAATGTTTTTATCAATTTCTAATTTTGCCAATGGTGGTTTTTCATCTTCGTTTATTTTTACAATCATTGCTTGATCTAATTCGTCTAATTGAACTTCTTCTTCTTCAGTCTCATTAGTGCAACGATTTCCTTTACCTATTAATTTTAATGTTTTAGGAGCTTTTTTAGAGTTATATAAATCATATAACGATTTTTCTATATTATTAAAATCAATTTCAAAATTATCACTACTACTATAACTTTCATAGTTACTGTTAGTGCTGCTGCTTTTTTTCTCAGATTTAATTTTTTCTTCGATTTTGTCTTTTGAAACACAATCTATTGAATATTTTCCAAGTCGTTTTAAATGACAATCATTATCAGTTTGGCATAATTTTTGAGATTCCTTAATATCTTGTTTAGTTATGTTGCCATTTTTAAAATCTTTTTCACGCAATAACTTAAAATCGCTTAAAAGAGCACCACATTTTCTGTCATTTTCATCTACCCAACAATTGCCCATATCATAATTATTATTTCTATTTATTGTTTTCTTGTCCCATTTGCCTTGAGCACTAAAACATCGTGCTTTTGTATAAACATTTTTATAATATCTGTTATATTTATCTGGCTTAGGTTTTTCGTCATCAGTCAAAACTTTGCAACTTCTATCAATATCAAAAGGTTCTTTAGAAACAAAATCTTGTAAATCATCATAAGTTTCGTAAGGATTCAAATTCGGTCTGTCATATTCATAAACAACTTTTCTATTACAACTTTTTTCTCTTTTTGATAATTCTTTACTGATGTCTTTATATTTTTGATTAATTGATAAAGAACTATTCATATCAATACTAATTTATATAAATATTAAAATTATTAAAGCTATGGTATATAAAATTATTGGCAATGTCGGTGGTATATGAATTTGAATATAATTTGAAATATCGAAAACATAATCTGCTAATTCATCCATTCCTATGTCAATAATTAAATGTTTGTTTTTAATTACCCATTGCAAAACTTTTTTTTGTAATGAAAAGGTTCTCGTTTTAAAATATGTGGTTTAAGTTTTGTCGTTTTTGTTAATAAATATACTGCTATAGAAGCTGTAGCAGGTTCGATCATCTTTACATTCGTAATAAACATTGTTTATTTAATTATTATTACAAATAATTTTTTTAATCAAATTTTTTTTTAATTATTATAAAAATCTCCTATATAAAATTTATCAACCAAATATTCACTTATGCTATCTTTCTTGGGTTTTTCTGAAAGAAGGCTAGTAAATATATGATTAATGAAAAAAGAAAAAAACAATGACAATTTTCTTAAAACATAAATATAATTATCATTTTTCTTTCTAATGCAATTGCCTATGTTTGTTTTATTAATACCTATTAAATGTTTTAATTTAATCAAATCATCTTTATGACAAATTTTTCGTTGAATAGCTAATCTATCATTGCCAAAGTCGTTTATTGCACCTGCGTGAACTATATCACAATTGAATAAAATTGATGTTTTGGGATTTCCATAAATAATACAAGGTGGCTGAAATAAAAACGGTGTTGTTGTATGACTTTCAGGACATAATGTTAATAAAGGTCCGCTATTATAATAACTAATAAGAGTATAAACCGGATATTTAGTTTTAAAAATAAAACTACTCGAAGTAACATCTCTGTGAAATGTTGAAATAGTACAACCTTTTATAGTATATAAATAATCTATAAAACATAATCTTTTGAAAGATTAGTCTTAACAATCTCTTCGATATTATCGTGATCAAATATCTTAAAGCCATCTGTACTTAAAGAAAGTTTTTTATTGTGATTATAATAAGGTTTTTCTTTTAATTGATAACTAACAATAACAACAACAAGAATTAAATACAAAACAAAAATAATAAACACTAACATTTATTATGTTAATAAAAAAAATTAAATAAATTCTGCAGAAATTTCTGCACTTGTTTTTGTGCTTTTCATTTGCTTATTATAAAATTCAACAAGATCTTTTTCAGTTGTTGGCAACCATTTTGCATTTATTCTAGTTCTATAAAACCAATTATCATTTTCAAATTTAATTAATTTATGAATTCTACTTTTATTATCGATTTCTAGTTTTTTACCTTTATTTGTCATTACATATCCTATTATGCCTATATTACCATTATGTTCTTTTTTATGACATTCATCACAAATAGATATTAAATTATGTTGAATATTTTTGTTGAAATTATCGAATTTGCCATATTCATCTGCATTAACTTGATAATTAATATGATGTGTTTCTTTACTCTTATTTTTTTTACAAACTTCGCAAATATCAATAAAAACAGATGAATTATAATTCGATGTTTTGGTATTTATAATAGTTGTATTTAATCCCATTATTTCTTTTTTAATTAATTCGGCATTTTTCATAAAATTTAATGGCATATCCAATGATTTGCAAACATCTATGCCATAAATATTAGATCCCTGACCTTCTTTTAATTTTCTTTCATAAATGATTAGATCTCCATCAATTTCTATATGCATATGAAATATTTTTAATTTGTCTTCTGTTATTTTTTCTTTAATTATTGAAATATCTGTCAATTCGTGTAAATGACTTGTAAATATAAATGATGCTTTTTTATTAACCAATTCATTAATTGCTGCTGATACTATAGAAATACCGGAAATAGCTTCTGTGCCACAGCAAATTTCATCACCTATAATTAAACTTGATTTATCAGCCCGTTGAAGTATATTTCTTAATTCAGTCATTTCTACTACAAAACTACTCATTCCTCTATAAATATTATCATTTCCACAAATTCTTGTCATTATATGATTGTAAGGATAATATTCAAATAATGTTGATGGCACAAACATACCAGATTGAGCCATAATTATTGCCAATCCTATCGCCTTCATAAATGAACTTTTTCCTGATGCATTTATTCCGTATAATAAAATACCATTCTGATTTAAGGAGATATCATTACCTGTATATTCAACTTCGTTGTAAATGCGTTCTATAATTGGATGGCGTAAATTTTCAGATTTTATAAAAGAATTTGATGAATTTTGAATTATTTGAGGTTTATAATAACAATAATCAAATGCATTCTTAGCGTTACAAGTATTTATATCAAGTTCTGTGAGTTCATTAATAATAATCTCTAAATTTGTTTTGTTATCAATCAAAAAATTTGTTAAAAAATTTAAATATTCTTTTATAACAATTGATTGAATTTTCTGTTCTAATGTTTCAATAATAGATGATGCTTCATTAATTTCAGCTGAAACTAATTTTAAATTATTGTTATTTGAACTAATAATCTTTTTTTCAAATTTAATCATATAATTCTTATTTTTATTTAAGGCGGTTTCATATCTCTTTTTTGTAATTAAGATATAATATCCTTCTTTGTCATTATTTTCAAGTTTGCAAGCAGTATCGTCAATATTATTGATCGTTTCACAAATAGTATTTAGCAATTTGATTTTAGATTCTCGTAAAATCGTTAATTCGTCTATTTCTGGTAAATAACCTGTATTAAAAACATTTGTTTTAATATCAGTAATATTATATTTATTGCATTCATCTAAATTTAAGATTTTTAAATAATTTAAAAGTTTTTCAATTGTCTTATTAACATCTTTATTAATTACTTTGAAAGCTTCAATTGCATTTTCAAGAGAATTAATCAAATAATTCCATTCAGAAGGATTGAATTTTTTTAATAAAATTTTTCGTTTACTTCTTTCCAAATCGTTAATGTTATTTAAATATTTTGTTATAAGTTTGAATTTCTTATCTTCTAATAATTCATCGATTTTCCCATATCGTCTGTTTAATTCATCTATGTTATTTATAGGATTTAATAACCTCTCCTTAAATCCCCTTGATCCAAAAGCGGTGCAGCATCTATTTAAAATTTCTAATAAAGGGCGTTCGTTATCATTATGACTAATAATATTTAATTGTATACAACTGTTATATTCGATGGTAAGAATTTTAGATTGTTCTAAAATTTCTGGAATGTTCAATTCTTTTATTATTTCTGTATTGTGTTCATAAGCAAATTGTAAGAGACAACAAAAACTAATTCTAGCATAATTAATTCGTTCTAAATTTAAATATTCACAAATAGATAACATAGAATCATTTTCAAAAGATTTTTCTAGAATTTTATTTTGATATTCAAGTTTTTTAATAATTGGAAACAAATCATAATTATTCCATTTATAATGAACCAATGAATTTATAGATTTTGTAATTTCAATTATCTGATTTTTATTTTTAATTTCATTTTCTGCTAATATTAATACCTCACTTGGATTATATATAGTTAATAATCTATAACATTCGTCTAAGGTTGACTGAGGATCTGTCTTAATCGCTCCAGTCTCATAAACAAAACATTTGCCAGTAGTCAAATCAACTCCACTAATACCAACTGTTAATAAATTGTCTTTCATTTCTTCAAAATAAAGAACCATAATATAATTACTTTTTTTCGTATTAGCATTGATATTAGTTGAAGGACTTATAATTTCTGTTATTTTTCTTTCAGGATTTGGCGGAGGAGTTATTTGTTCTATTAAAACTATTGTAAAATTGTTTTCAGTTAAAATTTGAATAAATTTATTAACAACATAAAGTGGAAAGCCTGCCATTAAAGGATTAGATTTAGACACCTCTTTAACTGTCTTATTTTTCTTTGATATCTGAATATTACAAATATCACCTATTTTTGTCATAAAACTACAATTTTCAGTTATAGAATACAATTCGAAAAACGATCCAACTTGCATTAAAATAATTGTATTGTCTCCATATTTATTTCTATACTCATTTTGATAATTAAGATAGTCATCGATAATCATTTTCAATTAAATAAATTTGTTATGTGTTTATATATGTGTTGTAAAAAAAATGATTTACTTTTAATTAGAAGACTAAATGTCGAAGATGAAAGAAATTATTGAATTTATCATTTCGAACTTTGAATGTGATAGCGAATATATTTATGACGAATTCCACAAATATTTGACATATACCTTTGCTGTCAAATATCCCAAAAAGACGAAGAAATTATATCATCATTATTTTCCAAACGAATCTTCTGTTAATATCGACGATTTGTATGAGAATATAAAAGATGATGTAATTCAAGAAATACTGAAGAGGAATGAAAATACAGAAGAATACTTTTGAATTGATTTTATAAAAAAAAATAAAAAACTGAACAAAGTTTTTTATTTTTATTATTGTCATCATTAGAAATGAACGAATCAAAGTTTATCGAGGAATTTATGACCTATTACAACGATTGTGGCGAATATGATATCACCATTGCCTTTGAGTTGTTTTACGATCAGGAGCTTGTTAATAAAGATAGAATCGAAGAATTGTTTGAGATCTGTTTTCCGGATAAAAACATTGAAACTGATGAACAGTTATTATATGACAAGTTGTATAATATTGTTGAGGCAGCAGTTGTCAATGATTGTGAAAGTGAAGCAGAAACAGACGAAGAAGGATAAATATTTATTGATTTGAAAGAAATAATGACAAAAAATGATAAGTTTTTTGTCATTTTTAAAATTATCAATATGATTGTCCAAAGTATGTTATTGCTATTGATGTCAAAATTTATTTTCGATATCAATATAATCGAAAATATTCATAATAATTTTCGAAAAGGAGATTATTTAGTAGTAGTAATAGAATTGCTGATATTGAGGTTTTTCTATTGAGTTTTTTTAAAAAAATGATAATCCATTTTTGGATTTTTATGATATGCTAAAAATAGTAATTGTTCTTATTTGTTTGAAATTTCTATTTGATATTGATTTGATGGAAGATATTTTTATAAATATACAACAATATCAAATAATAAAAGTCTTCATTGATTTATTATTTCTTTACAGTATTTTAAATGTAATATAAAAGATAGCTATTAATTAAGGTTATGTCGTTTGACGAAAAAGTTTTTTTAAATACTATTATACAAAATTGTAAAAATATAAAAGATATAAATGAATTAAATATAAATTTTGATAAAATATTTAATGAAACTATCACTAAAGCTAATATAGATATTGTTTTTGATATCTATAATAAAAATAATGATGATATAGAAGACGCTAAAATGCGTTATGGCAAGAATTACAAAGAAATCAAATTAAATCTCATCCTCTACAACATTCTCTTAAAATATTTAAGGATTGTATAAACAAATCCTTAAATATGTTTATAATTGAATATACATCTTAATATAGTCGGTTATAGTATTGCGACAATTCAAACACTTAGTAACTCGCGAATTGTGGAATCGTATACTTTGTGCGATACATTCACTACAACAAGTGTGACCACAAGGGATTGAACACATATTAATTTCATTTTCAAAACATATAGGACATATATTTTTATGTGTTTTTTCTGTTTTTATTATTTCTGTAGTAGTATTTATAAATAATTTTCTAAATGCTGCTAATTCATCTTCTTGAATTGTAATTTCATTGTCTAAAGATTCTTTTTTTTGATTATAATAATTATTAATCCAATCATCAACATAAGTTTTTAATAATTCTATATATTTTCTTAATGTATCATTTAATTCTTCGATTGATTTATCATTATATAATTTAATCATAATATCTTGATGGTTAACATAGACATTAGATTTATATTTTAATATGTCTTGTTTTTTTTGTTCTAAATATTTAATATCATTTAAATTATTTTTCAATTTCTCAGTTAAAGTATTATAATCATTTAATAATTTTTCTGCTGTAAAATTATCTTGATTTTCTTTAGGTTCTAATGATAAAAAATTTCCAGGTTCGTCTAATTTATAAGCGTCGTCAAATGAACTGTAATTCATTATAATTATACTATATATTAATAAAGATGAATTTTTCGCTGCAATTTAAAGGAAAAGAAATATTTAATTTAAAACATTTAAATTTGACAACTGTTGGTTTTATAATATTAAACGATTTGACTTTTAATATTATAATTGGTATTTGGTATTTTTTATATAGTTATGGATTTATCAATTCGCCAAATGTATTTTTCGCATTGACAGTTTCTTTGATTCAAAATATTTTTACTTTTATATATTTAATTTCAAAAAATTTATCTACTGAATATGTTGTTAAATATTTTATTATATTGATAATTCTTAAAATATTACCGTTGATATCATTATATTTAGATAACAAGTTTTATGTCGATTATATTGATGTTTACTTAACATTTTATTTGTATATTATTTATATTTTAATATTTTTTGTAATATATGATATCATATTACAAAAAAACGCCGGTATTGGAACAATAATTAAAAAAGACTTCAAAACTTATCAGAACGAAAATAATATTATGAACTCAATTTATGACACTACCTATAATGATATTATCAAGCGTATTATCTAAAATACCAAAAAATCTATTTAAAGGTTTTGGTATTTTATCTTTAAATCACTTTGAATTGATTTAAATATTCGTTTTTGTCATCGTTTATTAAGATATTATTATAAATATTATCATCGGCCTTGTGAAAGTTATTTATGAAATAGATATGACTATTTATTTCATTTTTTACTTTTTTGTATAAATAACTATATAAAGAAATCGTAGTATTATAACAAGGTAATGATTTATCAAGATTTGGAAAATATCTTTCAAATACTTCACTGAATTCCTTTGAAATAATTCGATTGATATCTTTGTTTTTATTACTATATAATACTAATCCAACTACTTCGTTGATATACCATTCTTCATCAAAAATAGGCATTTTGTGATTGTTTTATAAAAAAATAAAAATATTCATTTTTATTTTCAATTATTTTACAAAAAGAACAAAAATTTCTTTTTGCTCTTTTTTCTTTTCCAACAACTTTCTACTCTACTTGGGTATCTGTTGACCTTCAGCAACCAGATATTCAATTATCCGCCCATTGATCGTCGCACATTTATCTAATATGTCTAACTTTTTCTCACGCACCTTTGCATTCAGTTCCGCAATTGTTACCTGCGCAACCGCTTCTTCAAATCGTTTGTTCTGTTCTGCCATCTTTGCTTTCATAGCCTCGATTTCTGCATTGATTTTGTCATAATCAACTTTTTCTTTGTTTGAAGTCTTCTCAACATAAATAATATTGTCTTGAAACCCATCTGATTTTTTGAAAATCACATAGAGACAATACGAGATAGCGAGAATGGCAACAACATAGATCAGCATCTGGACAAGGAAAGCAATCATATTGAAAATAAAGCTCATCATTTTGGTGATATACACAATAATTTGAGTTAATTATTTAATCATTTTTTATTATTTTGTTTAAAAATTAATACAAATTTATTTTTATTTTCAAAAAGAACAAAAAATTC